TGGTTGGTTTCGGTAGACCTGCTTTCAAAGCAGACTAAGGAGATAAAATGAATACAGAAAAACTAAAGCAAATCGGATTGTCTTACTTCCGTGCAGCAGCAGCATCAGCGGTTGCGCTATACACAGCAGGACAACACGACCCAAAGACTCTAGCAACTGCTTTCCTTGCTGGTCTAATTGGACCAGTCCTCAAGGCTCTTGATGCATCTGCTCCACAGTTTGGCAAAGGTTCAAAGAAGTAACCTTTAATAATACTAAAGCCCCTCGCTTAATTGCGGGGGGCTTTTTTGTTTTACAAAATGTTTTCTTTTATTAACTTAAGTAAACGCTTATCTCTTTTGCCATTAACAAATCTTCTATACAATTCTTCAAGCGGAGTAAATGGAATTAAAAATTTAAAATTCTCACACCCTTGAGATATGCTAATTATTTCTTCAGTAATTTCAAACTGTTGAAGTTTAACTTTTTTATTTGATGGAAAATCTACATACATCATTGGCTCACCAGCCTTGGCTTTAAACTTATCATTACCTTCCCATAATGTATATGTTGGGGCTACTGGTCTAAACCATTTGCTTATATTAAAAGACCCAGCAGACATGCTGGCATGTTTACTTGCTTCCGCTTTGTGCATGAATGGTGGGTATTGAACAACCTCTATTGATTCTTCACTAAAAAATACCCAACTGTAATCGTATGTAATTGAAAGAGTATTATCATAAACAGATTTGCGTTGCTGTAAGATTTCATTATCGGGTTCAACAATTTGATTTGGAAATGTTCCACTAATTGTTACATCAAAATCTAGTGGGTGTGTAATAACAAAAGTATTTTTAAAAAAGTTTTGAGTTGCATAACATTTGCGTAATGAATCTTGTCCATCTTTTGGCAAAGTGCTAATCAATGGGCGAGGTGTATCAAACAAAAGACTTGTCCTTGATACGCGACTAGGTAAACTCATGTATGCCCAATAAATTATTGTTCTATCTTCCATTGTTTTCCCAATCTTTATTCTCTTGTGTCTTAAGACGGTGGCAGTTAGCACATAAAGTTTGCAAGTTCTTAAGTGCATTGTTGCTATGGTCGCCATCTATGTGGTCAATGTCTAGTTGACTACGGTGAACAGCGACAAAGCCACAAGTTTCGCAATAAGGTTTTTTATGTTTAATAAGTTTAACACGATTAAAATTAGATTTAGTTCTACAAGACCAGTAACCGCGTTGCTTTAACTTTAATCTTGTGGGTCCACACACTACACAGATTCCAAAACGGGTCGTTGGATTCTTGAGCAGCAGTCGGTGCTGCTGTGGTTTACCCGCCCGTGGAGTAGAACCCTGGCGCATTGAACTTAACTGGCACAGCAGAGTAAATCTGTGACATAGAAGTTTGGCAGCATGTAGGAACAAAGTCACTGCCCATTGGTTTGTCTATCTCTTGCACTCCACCACATACATCACACTTGTAATCATATTTTGCCATTGAGAAGTTTCCTCAAAGTATTTAACCTGCGAAGGCGAGCACGTTGTTCTGTCTTAATACCTGATATGTAGCCACAAAAAAAAGTTACGCTTGCTGTGAGCAAGGTAACAAATAAATATATAAGTTTAATTATCCACATCCACTGGAGTAGGAACTGTTACTAGCGCACCACACTCAGCACACTCGCCTGATGTAAACCACATTACTATGTCGCCATCTTCAAACATGCAGCCCACTTTAAATAACTTTGAGCCACAAGTGCACACATGGATAGGACCAAAACTACGCAAGTCTAATTGGTATGGTGCTACTACACCCGCTCGGTTCAGGAACCTCGCTACATATACTTTTATTCTGTTCAACACGAACAGGAGTGTAGCCGTGTAAAAAACAAATTACAATTCTGTAATTCAATCGGCGTGTCGTATAATAGAGCAGAGATTGTGTAGTAGTCTCCTCTATTGAAGGAGAAACATGACACTTGAACAAGTAACAGGTAAGAACTATGTATCTCACTCCGCCATATCAACATGGCTTGGGTGTGGATGGCAGTATTACCTATCTCGTGTGCAACATGTGCCAGAATCGCCATCCTACTGGTTAGCAGGGGGCAAGGCTGTGCATGAGTGCACCGAATACTACGACATAAAGCCTGAGGGGTTTGACCCAACCATTGTATTCATGGAGCGTTGGGAACATAACTTTAAAATGGTTGACAACGGACTGCCATGGCGGGCTGGTGGTTTATCTACTAAAGCAAATCCAAACAAGGAAGATGCTCAATGGTGGATAAACAACGGACCTAAGATGGTGGATTACTGGATACAGTTCAGAGAAGAAAGCGGTTGGAAGATTTGGGATACTCCCGATGGCACACCTGCTATTGAAACTGAAATGAATCAAGTAATCAAGGGCGTAAATATGAAAGCGTTTCTTGACCGTGTAATGGTTGCACCTAGTGGCGAGTTGGTAATTGTAGATATTAAGACAGGAAAAAAAGAACCTGCATCTCAAACCCAACTTGGCATTTATGCAATCTTGGTGGAGAAAACCTTTGGTATTCGCCCACAACTTGGAAGTTATTTCATGGCACGCACAGGTGAGTTAACGACACCTGTTCCACTTGACCGCTATACTGAGGCACGCCTTGGGAACTGGGTCAAGGGCTTTGAAATAGCAGTTACTAATAAAATCTTTATCCCAGCGCCTGGGTTTATGTGTGGCACCTGCCCAGTAAACTCAGCATGCTATGCCGTGGGTGGAAAAGACTCACACCTCTATCCAGAAATACCAATAGGAGAACCTAATGACTGAACCGCTATATCAAATCAATGTAAAGACACCTAAGGGTTCTTTGCTTAACATCCGTGCATCATCAGAGGCTGAACTTGACCAAGCCCTTGATGGTCTAACACTTCGCATCTCTGCTATTGCAGATTTAGAATCAACCATTGATGCTATCTGCGCTGTTGCAAACTCAGGTCTTAAGCCAGAGATTGTTGGTTCATCCCCAGTAGCAGCAGTTGCACCTTCATTCCCTGCACCAACTGGTTACAAGCCAGGCGGTGGGGGAATCCCTGATTGTTCTTGCGGTGGTGGCGCTATGCGTCATGTTCCAGCAGGTATTGCTAAGGCAACAGGTCGCCCATACAAGGCGTTCTATGCATGTCCTAAGCCACAAGGTCAGGCATGCCAGAACAAGGTATCTCTATAACACATGCGACTACTCAGCCGTGCTATTAGAACAGCCTCCCAAGGAGGTGCAACACTTCCAGTTGTGTGGCACTCTCTTGCTGCTCAACAAATAGCAATCCGTTACGGCGAAGTCAGCATGATTGCTGGACCACCAGGAGCGGGCAAGTCTACGCTTGCCCTCTCTCTGGCTGTTAAAGCAAAGGTGCCAACTCTTTACATTTCAGCGGATACACATTCTCATACGATGAGCCTTCGCTTGCTTGCCTTGCTAACTGGTAAGGCACAAGCAGAGGTTGAACCATTGATGGAGATGGATAGAGATTGGGCAGCACAAATGCTCAAGCCTGCTGACCATATCTATTGGGAGTTTGATTCATCACCAACACTTAAGGACATAGAAGATTCTGTTCTTGCAGTGCGTGAACGCTTAGGTGAAGATGTGCAGTTAATTGTTTTAGATAACGCAGTAGATGTAACAATGGATTCGCAAGACGAGTGGGGTGGGTTACGCACCTTGATGAAAGAACTTAAATGGTGGGCTAGAGAAACAGGAGCAGCCGTAGTTGTGTGTCACCACACTAGCGAAGGCGTGCTTGGTAATCCATGTCCTCCACAGAAGTCGCTTCATGGCAAGGTAGCACAAACACCATCTCTAATCCTTACAGTGCATAACCAAGTAAGTTCAATGGGTGTGTGTGCTGTTAAGAATCGTTACGGTCCAGCCGATGCAACAGGCGGCACACCAGTATGGCTTTCATACGACCCTGCAAGCATGCAGGTATTAGATGTAGGACAACCTTAGGAGATGCAATGGGTGAATTAATAGTTGAAAAGTTAGACAGTCCTTGGACACTAGCGGTAATAGAAAACGCAGGAGAAATTCCAGCCTCACAAATAACAGAACAGATTAATGTCAAGACAGCCCCACTTATGACTGACATCAAGGCACAACTAATGTTAGTGCCACGCACACTTACATATACAGTCGGATGGAGAGCACTTGTTTGGCAGAATAAAGAAACTAATCAGTTCCAAGACCTTACGGAAGAAGAATACGCAGCCTATGTTGATGGCGGAATCGTCAGTTACACAAGAGGTGCTGATAAAAACAATGGCGGAGATGAAAGTTCCGAAGGAAATGCAGGAGATAATCCTCTCTGAATTACCGAACGTGATTGAACAGATTGATGATGCTGCTAAACAAATCTATGACCCCAATACTATTTGGTTGGAAGCAATGCAGTTTGCAGATTATGTTGGTCAATTAGGCAAGCACTTGCAAGAGGACCACGGTCCTGAATGTATAGAAGATATTGCAGAACAATTAATAAACATCTCTGACTCATTTAAATTAATGGGTGAAGGTGCACTACGAGTGATAGATGAAACAGAGGACATGGATGACGCACAGTAGTAACGAAACTTTATCTATTGGATGGTGCGACAATGGCATGGTGGATGGTAAGTTCACCGAAGGTTTAATGTATACCACCATCAGCGCACCTAGTCGCAAACTAGCGGTTAATAATGCTTTGAGAGTGCAAGGCAATCAGATTGGTAGGCAACGACAAGCCTTGCTTGATATGTGGTATGACAATGTTAAGACTGATTGGTTGTTATGGGTTGACTCTGACATCGTGCTTACCCTTGATGTGCTTGAGATGATATGGAAGGTAGCAGATAAGAGAACACATCCAGTGGTATCGGGTGTTTACTTTATATCTAAGCAGACTGAATCATCATTGATGCAACCTATGCCTGCCTTATTCAATGAAACAGGTAATGAGTTTCAAATTAAATACATCCATCCACTACCAGCCAGTGAAATTATTAAGGTTGATTGTGCTGGGCTTGGCTTGACCATGATTCACCGAAGCATTGTTCCTATCTTAAGACAGAAGTTTCCAGGTGAATCTATGTTTGCTGAGATAGAAAACGTAGGAGAGAAGTTTGTTGGTGAGGACATTGTGTTCTTCCGCAAACTAAAAGCAGCAGGCATACCAGTCCATGCACATACAGGTGCTCGCGTTAAACACATGAAACGATTTGCTTATGATGATAACTTCTATGCACTCTATTGGCAGGCTGCTCAAGCAGCAGACCGACAGACTAAGGAGCGGGCTAATGACGACACCACAAAAAAGTAACAAGCGCAGAGGTGCTGCATTTGAGATTGACTTAGCCGATTGGCTGATGCAACAAGGATACAACGCACAACGCTTACCTCGTGCTGGTCGCAATGACATAGGTGATGTTGCACTACCTACACCTAACGACATCTATGTTATAGAAGCCAAGGCACCACGGCGTGATGGCAAGATAGATTTATCTGGCTGGATTCGTGAAGCATTAATTGAAGCAGAGAATTATCGCAAGCAAAAGAACTTAGCCTCATCACCAACACCATTGGTTGTTATCAAGGCATCTAACAAGGGGATTGAGGATGCGTATGTAGTGCAAAGACTTAGTGATGCACTTGCAAAACTCTAAGCATGACTTAGCAAAGGTGCTTGAACACTACGGCTTTGATATACCTCAGGGTAAACGCGGATGGATAACTGTGCGCTGTGCTTTCCACGGTGATAGAGTTAAGTCTGCTCGTCTTAATACAGAAAACGGTGGGTTCCGTTGTTTCGGCTGCGACATGGCTGGCGATGTTTACTCAATCATTATGAAGAAAGAAGGAGTGAGTTTCAATGAGGCTAAGCAAATCGCAGAGAGAATTACTGGAGAGAGCAACGGAGAACTACGCTCAAAACATCACGGAGATAGTTCCGTATCTGGAGAGTCGCGGTATAACAGAAGCAACGGCTCGTATGTTTCGCCTCGGCTTCGTAAAGAATCCTGAGATAGGACATGAGCCTTACATAGGTAAGTTATCTATCCCATACCTAACACCATCGGGAACTATTGATATACGCTTTCGTGCCTTAAGTCCTGATGCTGCGGGTCCAAAGTATATGAGCAGACCAGGTGCTACCACCCACATCTTTAACATCAACGCACTAAGCATGGATGCAGATGTTCTTGCTATATGTGAAGGTGAATTAGATACAGTCGTTGCATCACAAGCAGGATTCAATGCAGTTGGATTACCTGGCGCTAACAACTGGAAACCTTTTTATGCACGGGTGTTGGCTGACTGGACAAAGATTGTTCTGTTGTGTGATGGTGATAACGCTGGGCGTGAGATGGCTAAGAACCTTAGCCGTGAGTTAGACAATGTGTTCCCTGTGTTCATGCCCGAAGGTCAAGATGTTAATGATGTATATTTAGCCGAAGGTGCAGATGGATTACGCAAGCGGGCGGGTGTATAAGTGGAACCAATACGCTATGTATATGGTGATGGTATACGAGAAGGCATCATGGCTCAACGCTTATCACAGTTATACCCTTGGAAGTTTTATGATACGCCACGATTTTATTTCACAGACTTCCACATCACCATGCTCCATCAAGGTGGGCGAGAGAATTACATTGGCGACATAGAGATTAAGTGGCTTAAGTCAGATAGTTCCAAGCCAGCAATCTTTCCCTTTAACAAGTTACAACAGATGCTAATTGCCCCACCATATACTGACGGTGTAGATGTATACCATCGTATATGTTTTAGATTCTCTGATGGTCTACTGATTATACCAGCGCGTGAACTTGGTAGTTTGATACCGCAGTTTCATACACGTTGGGATACACAAGAGCATGACTTGGTTATCTTTGTGCAAGCATCAAACTATGCCAAGTATTGGGTAGCAGAAATAGTTAATGAGGAATAATGGATAAACCAAAAGAAGATTTATGGGAACAGGTATACAAGGTAGCCCGCATGTCTGCCACTAGATGTGTTCGCATCCATCGCAATCTTGTTAACACTGATGATGTGTTCCAACACCTTAACCTATGGGCGTTAGAACACTGGCATAAGATAGAGGAGTGGGAAGCACAAGACTCACTCATCTTTAAACTTAAGCGCACCTTTAACAATGAGTCGCAGAAGTTTGCTGCTAAAGAGAGAGCACATCGCACCAAGTCCACACCAACAGATGCTTTCTACTACACACATGAGATACTACAAGAGTTACTTAAAGATGTGTGGAACTATGAGCATTGGTTGCAATCATCAGCGCCCAAGGATGAGTTCATTCAATCATCAAGCAAACCAAGTGAAGGTATGAATCGTGAGGCTATGTTAAGTGATGTTGCTTTCGGTCTTAAGAAACTAAATGAACAAGATAGATTGTTGTTACAGCGTAGGTTTGCAGAGGGTGGCACGGATATAGATGCGCTCGCTATTGAGTATTCAATCAGCGATGAGGCAGTGCGTAAGCGTGTGAGTAGAGCACTAACAAAACTACAAGAGCGTGTTGGTGGCGAACAACCACAATGGAATAACCGTAGATACAAACGAGCAGATAGGGAAGAACAATGATAATTGGATTGAGTGGATACGCACAGTCAGGCAAGGATGCAACCGCTGAATTGTTATGTCTTAATTACCAATACACAAGGCGTGCTTTTGCTGACCCGATGCGTCATGCACTTACGATAATCAACCCACGCCTGGATAGTGTTACTCGTGTTGCAGATTATGTAGATGATTACGGATGGGATAGCGCAAAGCACAACCCAGAAGTTCGTAGGTTACTGCAAGTATTCGGCACAGACTTTGGTCGCAAGATGATGGGCGATGATGTTTGGATTAAGATGGCGCTTCGTGATGTAAGACAGGAAGAACGCATAGTCATTAGTGATGTGCGCTTTCCTAATGAAGCAGAAGCAATCAAGAAACTTGGCGGTTCAGTGTGGCGTATCAATAGAAAGAATCACAGTGCAGTCAATGGTCATCCATCTGAACATGCAATGGAT